AAATTAAATAAAACTAGAGTATTCACAGCGGCACCATTGGACACATTGTTGGCTGGTAAAGGTTGTGTGGATGATTTTAATAATCAAATATACGATAAAAATTTAGAAGGCCCTTGGACAGTAGGCATAACAAAATTTTACGGACAATGGGATAAGTTTCTTAGGAAATTACCAGATGGATGGATTTACTGTGATGCAGATGGATCTCAATTTGATAGTTCATTAACACCATATTTAATAAATGCAGTTTTGAACTTACGTTTAAGTTACATGGAAGATTGGGAAATTGGAAAAGAGTGCTTGAGAAATCTATATACTGAAATAGTTTACACACCTATAGCAACACCGGATGGGTCAGTCATAAAGAAAAATCGAGGAAATAATAGTGGGCAACCTTCAACAGTTGTGGACAATACTCTAATGGTAGTGATCGCAGTCCAATATGCACTTGAAATGAACAACATCGACTTCAACAATCAGAACAAAATCATTAAATATTTTGCAAACGGTGATGACCTTCTAATAGCATTAGAACCACAATATGAATACTTATTAGACAACTTTGCAAGCAACTTTCGTGAACTGGGTCTTAAATATACATTTGACAGCAAACATAAAAAGAGAGAAGATTTGTGGTTTATGTCACACCAAGGCGTGCTCATCAACAACATGTACATTCCAAAACTTGAGCGCAGTCGAGTATGCGCCATATTAGAATGGGATAGAAGCCATACTCCTGAATTCCAATTGGATGCAATCAATGCAGCAATGATAGAAGCATGGGGCGATGATGAATTATTATATCAAATACGCTTATATTACAAATGGCTATTGGAACAAGAACCATACAAAACACTGGCAAATGAAGGAAAAGCACCATATTTAGCTGAAACTGCATTGAGGAAGTTGTATACAGATGAAGACGCTTCAGAGGAAATTATTCAACTGTATCATAAAACCGAATATTGTTTACCAGAATTTGAAACGAAATTATTAGTACACCATGAAGCTGAGGACAAGCCAAGTTCGTCAACACCTACACCAGCACCAACGCCTGTGCCAACTCCAGCTCCTACACCAGTTCCAGCACCAACACCAACTCCAACACCAGCACCGCAACAACAACTCAATGCTCAAGCTGAGAGGGAATTAAAAGAAAAACAGGATAATGATGCAGTAAGAAAGGCAAATGAAGAGAAACGACAGCAGCTTGTGCGATCAAGAAACAATGCAAATAAGCAACAACAGTTAGTCAAACAAAGTGGTGATGATGCTGATCTAGAAGTAAAGCCGACTCAAGGCAAGTTCACTATACCAAGAATGAATAGTATAACAACACAAATTCGTGGACCAAAAGTGAAAGGCAAGAGCATCATGAATGTGGAACATCTTCTCGAGTACAAACCAGAGCAGCGCGATATCATCAACACACTAGCAACTCATGAACAATTGGATGCTTGGTTTAGTGGAGTAATGAAAGAATATGACAAATCCGAAGAAGAAATGCAAATTTTGATGAATGGTTTTATGGTATGGGCAATAGAAAATTCAACTTCACCAGATATAAACGGCATGTGGACAATGATGGATGGTGAAGAGCAAATAAAATTTCCTTTGGAACCAATCATTCGACACGCACAACCAACACTACGTCAAATAATGGGACATTTTAGCGACATGGCAGTTGCATACATAACTCTCAGAAATCAAAAGGAGAAATATATGCCAAAATATGGACT